TTTGCTTCAGCAATCGTTGACGATTGCTTACTTGCCAATCCTCCTATTCTCCCTGCTTTTACGCGCTTATCTCTTAAGGCAATGACCTCTTTCCGAACCGCTTCAAGCCGTGGGTGTCTTAAGCGTTTTTCATCGTCTATGTAAAATTTGATCAGGATTTGTTCCAATTTTGGTGTGGAAACGCCAGCCAAACGGGCAATATGTGATTTGCTTTTATAGGGTATTCCGTCCTCAATCCATGAGTGACATAAAAGGCGCATATACGCCCCCACTTCCGCCGGAGTCATAAGCATGGTACTCACCAGAAAGTCAGCAGGGAAGAAAGGGAACTGGAATAGGCGGTCTTTATCTTTCATTCAATTCTCTCCATTCAATGTGTTCAAGGGGGCAAAGGTAAAAGATTTGGGTCATATTAGTGTACCGGCGGTCTGTGATGGTCTTTTTACGCCAATATGGGCGTGTTTTGCAGTACACAATAGCCGCGTGAGTCTGTGCTTTGTTTAAAATCATGTATGCGTAGGGCTTTGGCTTGGCGCGGTCATAGGTTTTGGCCGCACACACGATAAAATCCTCTCCAAAGGGCCAATTTGAGGCATTAGTGAACTCTGCTGTGAGTCCTTTGACCTCTATACGCTGCTGAATGAACAAGTCGCCATCATCCATGCAATTATGGCGGTCTTCCCAATCTTTACACTTGAACATGGGCGCAATGGCGACTTGCATACCCTTCCCGTAAAGGTATTTCGCGCATTTAAAGACCGCATCAGCACTTTGATCCAAGCTGTCAACGAACTTCTGATGTTCTCTGAATTCATCTGTCATGCTGTCATTTACTTATCATATAAAGCAACCAGAGCAGCCCCAATACGAGCAGGAGGTCTATCGCTAGTCGCCAATCTTTATTCTTCATTCCAAGTCATCAACTATTGCCGTCATTATGCGGCTTAATCTGCGCCGCGATATGGATTCCCACCTCTTGCTGTTATAACCATAATGTTCCCGTGAGGGTGCAAAGAGCTTATGCAGAAATCGCTGGATGAACATATGATTTGAATGCCCACCCTTCTTTAGCTCAAGCATTACCCTGTCAACGATTTCATCCACCGGATAAGCCACCCGCGTTATGCCGTCCACGCCTTCTTTCGTTTCCTTGTTAGTTCTTCTTTTAGCCATTCATCCCTACTCCTGGTTATCCCAATCAGCACACTATCCACTTCACTCCTGCTGGCGTTAGGATCAGCCAACACGCGGCGAGCGATGTTCTCCCACTCTTCAAGACTCCCGCTTTTCTTCATCTTCCTTCCGAACCCAGCCAAGGCTTTCAAGCTGATAGGACAGGTCTTTAAGCGTCTGCTTGTCGCTGATGTGCGTTTGATATTCGTCGCTATTCTCCGGCTTCATCACTTTAGCCATCCAATCCGATAGCTCGCGCATTTCCTCAAAGATGTTTATTGCAATATAAGTGCTGTGGTACGCCATCCTGAATTTGCCAACCACTTCCGGCACTTGTTCCACCAGTAATTTGCCATCCCGCCTGTTCCAATCATTGCAAACACCTTCTGGAGTTGCGTCACTCAAAAATACACAATAATTCTCCCCACATTTAATATAAAACTCATCCCCGTTCCCCCCGTCCTCGTCTTCGTGATGGTCTATTTCAGGTTCGCCCCCGCAAAACGGGCAGGGCAACAGGTCAACTTCGGCTATGTTCATTCTTGTTTCTTTACTCATCATTTTTCCTTTCATCGTACCCACATTCATGGCAAGCGAGCATATTGCTGCTCCCAGCTTCAAACCATCTCATCGTGCCGCAGTCCGGGCATTTGTTCACCGGCTCATCGTGTAGCTCGTCCTCGCTGAAGTCGTATTCGGTCATTCCACCTCTATGATCGTTTTTTCTTCTTTCCGCGTTTTGACTTTTTCTTGCTTGATGTAGACTTCAATGTGCGCCGTCGTGTCATCTTGGATGACTTTGGTGTGGCGTAATGCATCAATAATGTATTTGACGCAGAGGTTATCCGGGTCGAGCAACCTGTTTCGCACGCTAGTAATGCGGATGCGACGGCGACGAATGTTTCCTCCTTTAGCTTCTTCCTCGCCCATGGGTTCAATGCAAAGAGCCGATTGAGGCTGGGAACCGGCATCTTGATTTCCACGCGAATCATTCAAGCGACCTCCCTGACTTGAGTCTTGGGCAACTTCGGCTTGATCTTCAGCACCTCTGCCACATCTTCCATCATGGGCCTCAAGTCCCAAGCGCGACCGTAGGTTAGCCTGTAAGCTATTTGTTTGAGTCCATGGATGACTGTGGCATGGTTGACCCCTTTGCCCCATCTACGCCCGATTACGGCGCATTGAAGGCCCATGTGCGTGTGGATGTAATGCCAAGCAATCCACCGAGCTTCCACAGCTTCATCTGTTCGCAATCTGCCGAGCATGGTTGCACCGCTAACTCCTGTTACCTTTGCCACTGCCGCGACAATCTCGTTAATTTGTTCCTGTTTGTTTTTTGTTTTCATATTCTTTTTAGTATTTCGTAAGCTACTTGTGGGACGATGGCGTTTCCGAGGGCTTTAAGTCTGTGAATCCGAGAGGGTATCCCATTAGCCACTCGACCCACGTTGGGTTCAGTGAGCCAGGATTCTCTAAATGTTCCACGTCCACTCCGACAACTCTCCCCAGAGTGTCCACCCGATTCTTGCCGTCTTTCCTCACTTTCGCCCTCAACACCCCCGTATCCTTGTAATCTCTGCTCGCTGGCGTGGGCAACATCATCACCTTGTCGTATAGACTCCAACCTGCCCTGATTGCCTGTGGACTGTTTGGGTTTTTGTGTGACCCCCTCCCGCTTGGGCTGGTGGATCGTGTTGTCACACCGGGCCATAATCCACACTCTGTCTCGTCTGTGCGGGGCGTTGACGGCGCAAGCTGGAAGTACAACCGCCCCTGTGGAGTACCCTTCGCCTTCCAGTTGAGAAAGCACATCGTCGAGTGCCATGTTGATGAGGCCAGCAACATTCTCTGCAAGCACGAAATCGGGTCTTGCTTCTTTAATAACTCTGAACATTTCAGGCCAGAGGTGACGGTCATCCTCCTCGCCTCGCTGCTCCCCGGCTTGACTGAAAGGTTGGCAAGGAAATCCGCCTGTGAGGAGGTCTGCCCCTCGCCACTTGCTGCCGTCAAAGTCTCTGATGTCTGGGATGATTGGGACATCGGGCCAGTGTCGCTTGAGGACTTTGCAGCAGTAGGGGTCTGACTCGCAGAAGACTCCGGTGGAATATCCAGCCCAGCCAGCGGCAACTGCGAATCCTCCGATCCCGCTGAAGAGGTCAATGTGTTTTCGTCGTTCATTCATTCAAAGGACACCGACACGCAGGGAGCGTTTAAGAAACACAAGAGGTTGGATGCCAAGCCTCTTATGCGCTAGGAGGCTACGCTCGTAGGTTCCCGCGTGCCGGTTAAATTTCATAGGTGATTTCTTTCAGCTTCTCGCGGAGTGGGGCTATTCCCTCCAGAGCGGCAAAGAAGTTCTTCCAGCCTTGGGCGACTTGCGGCGGCGTGGTTGCTTCCATCATCTCCACCTTCAAGGCTACCTTAATTTTCTCTATCAGCTTCTTCACTTGCGGGGGGTCATTCTTACTTGGGTTCGCGAGTTGCTTTACAAGCAGGACATCCTGAAAAGCGAGGTGATCCCAAGTGTCCGGAAAAGCCTCTACCCAACTAGTCCTTCCATCTCCCCAGCTAGGTTGAGGGGGCGAGTACCCAAGCACACCATCATCCGGCTTGTATCTGGCGCGGGAAGCTTTGGCCCTTCGCCGTGCTGCTTGTTCCTTTCTGTGCGCCCTAGCGTCTGCTTGAATCTCACGCCTCACCCAACGCCAGTTCACATATTCACGCCCAACCCCATGCACCTTCTCCCTCCGCAACTCCTCCTTCTCCGTGAGCCGCAAAAGTTCTCGCTCGGTGTAATTGGGCAGCACCTTGACTATCTCCTGATATTTGTACGCCCCTGTGCGGTTGGCATCCTTCAGTGTCTCGGCATCATCAACGGGGAAGAAGTCACGAACCCAATGCGAGTTGCACCGTAGGTACGGGTCTAGTTGCATAAAGCCGTGACTGTCAACTCCCCAAGACATCAGTTAATTTTCCTCGTAGTAATCTGGATGACAGGCAACCAGAAACCTAGATTGCCCCTTTCCTTCCATCTTGATAAACTCTAGGTCTTTAACGCACTCCTTCATCTCGGCGTGCAAATGGTCAAGATGCTGTTCGTAATCTTTTATATCGCCACTAGGTGAGACAAGCGTGCCTTCCTCCCACATTAGCTTTATGGAGGAGTAAGCAAACCTCACTGCCATCATCTCAAAGGTAGGGGGGCAAATGTCATTTTTCTCATTTGCAAGCTCGCTTATTGCTCGGATTATATCACTGCACTCCTCTGTCGTAGGATTCGGGTCTTTGGGCTTCCCCTTTTTTTTGCTCATAATCCTCCTCGCCGCTAAAACGGAACGTCATCTTCTTCAGTAATGGGCGGCTGCTCAACAGGCTTGGGAGGCTCACCCTCGTCAAGACTCTCAATCAGGGTCGCGAATTTCTTCTTGCTCACCTCTGGGGGCATCGGCTCTGGCTCGGCTGGCTTCGCGGAGTAGCTTTTGAATGGTTCCACGCTCCCAGAGATGTTGAAATCACTCTGGCCAAAAGTGCCATTGACCCAAAAGGATATGCTCTTGAGGTTGCCCCCGTCATTCCAAAGTCCTTTGAAGTCAGGGTAATTTGGTTTCTCCAGCTTCTTCTCCACCTGTTGAGTGATGGAGAAGCGTCCCGGTTGTAGTTTTCTTTTTTCTTCCATAATTTATTCCTTAACTAATCTTGGCTGGTCGTGGGTTGTTTCAATGAGGTCTTCAAGCGAATCGGCCACAGCTTGGTAGGCTTCACTCTTCTTCTTGCCTGTGGTAGCCACTACGCCGTTTTCAATCTGGGGAACAGATACCTTCACCGCTTTGAGAAAGTCTTCTTGGCTGATGAGTTTGTCTTCTCTCAATCGGTTGAATGCCTCTTGGCTGTCAGTGATCTTTCTGCGCTTGCGACCCTCGGCAATCTTATAACCAGGAATGGAATCTGGATTCTTGTCCAGCGTCTCTTTGGCGCGTTTCTCAATTTCAGGAATGAGCTTCTTGGCTACTCCAACATAATCCAACAGCTCCGCGAATCTTGTGGGGTCGCACAACTCTGTCACCTGCACAAGAGTGAGCATGGCTCCCATTGCTTCGGGGCAACTGGTCTTGAATTTGCACCATTTGCATTGTTTCTCTCCCGCGAACCTCCGAGCCGATGGCGTTAGCGCAATCTCTAGGATGTTCATTATTAATTCCTTTCCAGCCCTTAATTGCTTTGTGGTGAAGGTTGCCACCTCCACAGACTCCCGCGTTTGAAGGATGGCAGCATGAACCTTGGAAACCTTGGGGTAGTTTTCCTTCAGAAGAACCGCCAAGGCGAGAAGCTGGAGGTTCCGGCTACTTGGGGTTACTTCTCCGCGACCTGTTTTGTAGTCAACAATCAAAGCGGTTCCCCCTTGAATCACAATGTGGTCAGCCATGCCGGAGAAGTTGATTTGAGCGGGAAAGGCGGGAGGTGACAGCCACATCCTATGCTCTCGCATTACTGTTACGATCTTCTTGGCGCGGGGGAAAACCTCTGCTTCCAAAAGCTCGCGCTTGGCTTCCAGTTCATCGGCAATATCCTGCTCCGCAACATCCAGTATTAGCTCTTGCTTGCCCTCCAAGTAGCTGTGGATGCGGATGCCCTTCACGGCATCAAAGGACATCTGTTCTTCTTTGATATCTTTCTGCGCCGAGAAGGAGCCGGGACAGAGTGACAAGTTCTCCATTGCTGAAGCACTCGGCCACCCCATCCTGACATCGCCGTTGCAGTTCACGGCGAAACCTCCTCGGTTTCCTCCTCGGCAACATTTTCTGTGAAGATATCTGAATGCGTAGCCTTGGCACGCTGGGGCTTGTTGAATTTGAATTGCGTGTCATCCGATTCAAATGCCTCGCGAACTTCTCCATCCATGGGGAGCCACTTGGATAGGCGGCGGAAGGCGGTTTTCTTCGCCATCTCATTCCAATCAGTGACCCAAGGGCCGCTCTTGCCAGCCTTGCTGCGAACGCGGATTGCTTCCACTTCAGCTTTGCTCATCACCTCACATTTCTCTGTACCGTCCTTGAAGCGACAGAGGGCATAGCAACCTACCAAGTCACCTCTATCTGCCCCCAGATCGTATTTGTGGGCCTTTAATTCGCCCCGATCATAGTCAAATTCGTCATTGGCATGAATAACGTCTGCATGGATGTAACTTATGTTACCCGAACGCATGACCAATTCAACTATGCCTTTGTAGTCAATTATTAACTGGCATTGCTTGCCGTACGGAATGAGGTGGGCGCGGCGACCATCAGGCTCAATGCCATGCTGGCTACAAGTCATCAAGGCTTGCAGCACGCTGGCTGGGTCACACTCTCCCAGCTTGGGTGTCTTGAGTAACGTGGTAAGGGCAACCCTCGCCATTCTGTCGGGCGTGAGGTGTTTAGGGAGGGCCAAGGCCATTTCTGATTTGAACTTGTCGGAACCGATCAAGTCCTTCAGCTTTTTAGTATTAGTTGTTAGTTGTGTCATAGATTTTATAAAAAGTTTTGTCGGGTTACGTTTAACATATGCGTTTCGTAGGGACGCGGATGGCGCATCCCCCAAGATGGAAAAGTCACGCACATAAATTTCTCAAGTGCGAGCGCATCGGCAGAGCAATCCGCGCAGATGGTGCGCTCAATGGCTGCATCGCCTGTGACCACTACTGAATCGTAGTCCTCACATATGTAGCAAAATCCGCCCCTCGGCGGGTCTAGCTTAATTAGTTGCAGACTCATCTTTGGATTTTTTCTTGGCATTTACTTTATTCCCTCTCTCATCAATAAATCTGTCTATCTCCTTCGCTGTAAATCGCAGGGATGCCGTCTTGGCGTCACCGAATTTGATGGCGTTGAGCTTATCCGCATGAACCCAACGGCGGATCGTTGAACCGTCCACGCCAATAAGATACGCGACTTCAGCGGTGGAAAGCATGGTGTTGAGTTCAAGGTCATCTCCGTCCTGCGTAATGACGCCGGATTTATATTCGTACTCGTCGCTCATCGTCCCTCCTCAAATTTTACGATGTCGGCTAGTCGGAAGCGGAGGGTGCGGTAGCCTATCTTCCTTGCTTTGATTTTCCCCCTCCTAACCCAACGCCTAATTGTTTCGGGAGTCACCTCAAATCTCTCTGCAACTTGGTCAACGGTTAGCATCATGCGAATTCCAAGTATGGCTTTGAAGTCATCTGGGCAAAGAAAAAGCTGCAAGCATCTCGCTCACAGCTTATTCACGGGTTGTTGATAGGTTGGGACTAGGGGTAAATGTCCCAAAATTCCTTGGCCATGGGAGGCGTAATCGCGCTGCCGATGTAATGAGTGAACAGGGTGGTGGTATTAATGGAATGCCCCATTGCAGTCTTCAAATCCGTCTCGTGGCGGAAGTGCTTGAGGTGGCACGATGCAAAGGTGTGCCTCATTATGTCGGACTCATCCTTGCCCCATGTTACGCCTGAAATGTATTTAATCCTGTCCCTCCGGCGGCGTATGTTTCGCATGGCTGGCAAGTCTCCACCTAGCGCAAGCCACGCCTTCGCATTGTCTTGTAGAGGGACTTCCCTTTTCTCCCGCGTCTTTGATCCGCCTCTTGAAATGTAAACGGCGTTTGCCTCCAAGCAGACGTAGCTCGGCAATTTCTTCCACTTCTTGGCGGGGAACTCATGCCGCCAATGCACGGAAGCAATTTCATTGGGGCGCACGCCGCAAAAGATTCCAAGCGCGAAGTACGGGAGAAGTTCTGGATCATGCTTGCGGCATACTTCAAACAGCTTCCGCACATCGTCGGGAAAGAATACGGCCACATCTTCCTTGCCTTGATATGCTCCGAACTCCTCCTTGCAGTTAATCTTGGCAACCGGATTGTCCCGCCGGTAGTCCTCGCGCTTCACCCACGCAAAGAATTGATGTAGCTGATTCCGGCGGAGCCGCTTTGTGTTGTTGCTCCATCCATTGTGATTGAGGTAATCCAAAACGAACTGGTCAGTAACCTCCCTCACCTTCACATCCTGGTAGCCGTAAAACCCCTGCACGGCATACAGGAGGCATTCAATGCTTTTTTCTCGTAAGCCCTTCTTGACCAGCGAATCGCGAAAGTCCCAGTACAGTTCACTCACCGGCACATCATCCTTTAGGGCCGAATCGGTATCCTTCTCTTTTAAAATCTGAAGGACATCAAATAGGGAACAATCCATCTCACGCGATAGCTTGGCGATCCTACTCAAGTCCATGCGCTGCTCACTGGACAGGTCAGCAATGGATGCACCGTAGGTTGACAATTCATTTTCCCGATCTGCAACAAACTTCTCGGCATCGGCCCTGCTGGCAAACCACCTCTTTTTCCTTTTTCCCTTAACAGTAAAAGTGACACGGTATTGCTTTGTTCCTTCGGGCTTCTTGGGGTCTTTTATTATATTCATATCCTAGCTTTCTCTTATGAGGGCTGCACACTGTGTCCAGTGACCTCAACGCGGAGGGCAAGATACACCCTCGGTGGCCCCTGTCAAGGGGTATTTAGGCGTAAATAGGTGTATAGGTCGCCACGCTTCAGTACGAAAAACGTGAATTATCCCCGTAGCGGTAGCACATAGTCATCGGTTTTCTAAACCGATGCCTATGTTTGTTTTACTACTGGAAAACTGTATCTTGCAAAGCGGGTGGCCTCTCGGTGGCGACATGAACCTAGGCTTTACTGCCACGGGTGGCCCCTTACCCCATCATCAACTTGTTCCCAATGTGATGTTTTATCTTGCTTTGTGTCACGCTGTGGATACCTTGTGCAGATGTCTAGGATAACCAGAAAGAAATCATCACTCAAATCCACGTTCGTCGCGTTCAGAATGACTGACGCAGAACTCAAGCGCGTAAACGAAATGGCAAAGCGCGTGGGCATGAGCCGCTCTCAATTCATATCCCGCTCTGTGGTGGATACCATGGATCGGGTTGAGGCCAAGAGAAGGCCCAAGCGCACGTTTATTGAGCTTTGCCGATACATTTTGGGGAAGTAACTTTGCGGCACTTCAGGATAAGCTGAAGAGGCAGCGCACACCCGTCAATGGTGGGGTCTTCTCCTTCGCCCTCGTAGATGCTTGATGCGATCACGATATAATCCTTCTCAATCTTGATTAGCCGCCCAACCGTTACGCACTTTGCCGGTACGCACTTGGAGAGTTCCGAGTTTATAACCCCAACCACATCCACCCAGTGGCATTCCACTAAACTATGTTGCGGGGGGAATCTCATTCCAAAATCTTAAAATGGTTAGCGGGGTAAATCTTTACCGGCCCCTGTCTCCTAAATTTACGCATCTCCACCGTGCCGTCCTCCTTCATTTGGTAAACTTTTCTTCTCACGGTGGACAAGGACATATTTAATTTAGCCGCCAACTCGCTGATGGTATAAAAGCCTTCAGGCACAACATCTGTAGGCTCAACCACTGACTGTAGAGCTTTCGCCCAATCGGTTAAATCTCCTTCAGATTGGTGGGAAGAATCCACTTTCCGTTGGTTTTTTCGGCTTGCCATATTTTAAAGTTTTTCTTGCCCTTACCCACTATACCAAAGACCCAGCCATTGCTCCAACGCATTGTGGCGGGGCGAAGTGAGGCGTATGTCAATTTAGGAATATCCGCGAGGCAACCATAGCTGTAACCCTTCGCTCCGCCGTGCCGCACGGCTTGAACTGCCTCAATTCTGTGCAAATGCCCCATGACAACTGCTCCACCAGGATCAGCGTAAATCTCTGCGTGCTGTTTAACCGCCGCCATATTGGCCGTGTAGCCATGGACAAAGGCGACCGAGCCAATCCTATGCACTCCTTGATCGTAGTGGTACGGGTAGACCTTACATCCCATCTTCCTCAAATACTTCTCCAGCTTTTCAACCCCCTCTTGGCAATACTGGCGCACAATCCCGCTGGCTGCATTCTCGGCAGTGTTGTAGAGCCTAAATTCGTGGTTGCCGTTAAGAAAAACCGTGGGGCGTAACCGCTCCAACATATTGTAGCCCTGCGTGAGATCGCTCACTAAAGAATCGTAATGCTCTGAATCCTGATTGCTTACTCCTTTGCGTAGGCTCCGCAAATCAAACATATCGCCAAGGCAAATGCGATGCTTCGGTTTTAATTCAGCGATGTGCTTCTCAAGGGCATCAATCGTGGAGCGACTGCACATATCCCCGTGTGCGTCTCCAAAACAAACAAAACTTTCTGCTGTACTTCCTTTCATGTGCCGCCCCCCAGCACGCCTCGTCGTTTTACTCTTCTTTGTTCAGTTGTGGAAACATACTCTTCATTAGCTCTGGAGGCAACAGTCCCTTCTTGCCAGCCTCTATCCTCTCAAGGTTCAGTATTCCCATCCACCTCATCGTTTCCGGTGTTGCGTATCTTTCCTCCACCATTTGCGTAATAAAATCAGCGCGAGCAACTGGAAGGTCGGCCAACATTGGCAACTGTTCTGCCATGTGCATTATTAACCCGGCCCTTTGTTTGGCTGGATAATTGGACAAACTTTTTATATCCCACCCCGGAGTGCCGCGCAGTTGTTCCTTTTTGAGTTCTGCGAAAACTCTTTCAACCATCTTAAAGTTTTTTATATTCTCCCTAGTGATGCCTCTCCCCCCAAGCCTGTACCTTGATTTCGCCTGTTCCATAATCCCCTCGTCAGACCACCCAGCTTTTCTGCCCAGAGCGATGTACTCCTTTGCATCTCTAATCCCAGCAAAAGCCTCTGAAGCCGCCCATTTCCCAGCCTCTCTCCTTTTCTTTTCCAACTCCTTGTCTTGTGGAAGGTATCCTGGGTTCAGGAACCTTGAACCCACAGTTCGCATCAACCATGAGTTGCGCCAATCATCACGCCCCACCACCTTCGGCTTGGGAACGAATTGAGTGAATAGCCCTCCTGTCAACGCATCTGATAAATGTTCCAGCTTTGCTGGTGAGCGCATCCAACTAGGGGCTTTGCCTCCAATGGGAACACCTAATGCGTCAGAGTATTTGCCCCCCGTTTTCATGGAAATCTCATGGGCCAACCCCTCAAAGACAGGTCTGGTGCGGGGAGTAACTTGTAATTCTGGAAATCTCTCCACCGCTCCTCGCGGCAAGATTGGCCGATGTTGCCAAAGTTTTTTATTGAAATAAACTTCTGCCGGTGCGCGTAGCCACGGATTGAACCCAGCCAATGCACTCTCAAAACTTTCTTTAGGGGTGTCGCCCTCAATGTTTATGGGCGAAATCACTTCAGCCATATTTTTAAGGAAATCCGCGTATGATTCCGGGTCATCATCCTTCATCCGGTCAATTACAAACTCAACAGTATTGGAAAACAACTTTGCTGATTCGCGCTTTTGGACGGCTGTATGCTCCAGTATCTTCCCGCCTTCTGGATCATGCGGGTTTGTGATGTATTTATTCCCAAAGACTATCCAGTTATTTTTCTTCCAGTAATCGGGGATTTTAGCCAACTCATCAGCGTGTTTTTCCTTGTTATGAAGATGGTTAAATGCCGTAGCCATTCCCACGGTTGACCCCATTCTTCCCATGGCATAAAGCCATTTTTTGGTGTTGGTGACATTGCCGAGCCTTTCCAAATCCCTAACCTGACCTTGTATCCGTGCATTCAGGAAGAAGTAAAGAAGGTTGGCACGTTGCATTGAAAAGTTTGGCAAACCACTCCCCAACCTATTGAAATCTGGGGATCCGTGGAGCCTCCGTATCTCGGTAACGTCTTGAGGGTATTGCTTTCTCCACGCTTCCACATCCTTCATGCCCCTTTTCCGCATGGCACGCATGACGCCTTGAATCGCAAATGCCTCCTCAACAGTGTTGGCAAGTTCCCCTGCATTTTTTATGATGTTGAACGTGCCTTTCCCAAGAGGCTTGTAGCTAGTAATAGCCTCTGGGGTGAGCATGGCCTGGAGCGTATTACGCATCGTTCCGCTCTTGAGCGCATTCATAAAATGCTCATCGTACACGCCAAACTTTGCTTTCCCTCCAGACGCTAAACTTTTCGCAAATTCAATGCCGAAAACAATAGGGTCAAGAATCTTGTTGGCTTTCTGGAGCTTTGTCGCTGCCTTTGGGCCTCCCATATAAATCCCGAAATCAGACATGAGAGCGGCAGTGGGCGCGTCAGCCGAAAGAAGGTTGGCTATTTGGAACTTTGCATTATACAAAGTATAAAACCCCTTGGTAAAACCTGATAACTTGCCCAACCACCCGGTTAACATTTCATCCGCCTTCCCTCCTTGGAAGAATTTAATGGGATCGGCTATCTTTGATTCCACTTGATAATAGAGAGGCTTGCCCCTGTCCAATACCATTATCTTATCAAACCCCTTGGGAACCTTTGTTGACTCCTTGATTTTCTGTATGAACACCCCGTCCTTATCTACGTCAGCCAGTTTCTTGAACTTCAGCAGGAACTCATTCCTGTCTGCCATTTGTGAGGTTGTCCAAATAACTTCGTCCAAGGCCGATACCATATCTTTCATCTTGGGGAGTTCGTCGCCCTTGATTCCCTTGATGCGCTTTAACTGCCATGGCTTGTCAGCGTATTCCAAGAGCCTGAACGGCGCGTAAAAATCGTTATCAGCTTTGATGATGTCATAACTCTCCTGTGAAATGCGCCCTGACTCCACTTGACGCCTCAATGCCGTGTCAGCGTGTTGTTGATATTTCTCTCCAATCTCTTTCAGTTGGGAGAAGCGAACTGACCCCAGCTTTTCCTCTAAAGTTTTCAGTTGAGTTTGAGCCTCCTTGATTGTGAATTTGCCTACCTCCTTGCCTGATCGTTGCCTTAATCCTGCAATCTTATTCTCAAGCTCCCCAATCTCGACTTTCCTTTTCTTTGTAGACCGCAGTCTCTTTAGTTTTTTAAGGAGGGTTGAGGTTTCCTTTATCTCCGCAGCAGTTCTTTCCGCTGACTGAAGGCGATCCACTGTGCGTTTCAGTAGCATATAGGTACTAAAGTCATCCCTCATCTCCTTCTGGAGACTTGGGAAGAATTGCCTTAATGGCCCAGCCAATCGGTGAATGGGCTTCATTACCTCCTGCCTGAATGGATGCACCGCAGCTTCCGCTCTACCAGGGGAACCAGCAAGTTGCTCTAGTTGCGCTGCCATATCCAGCTTCGGCAACTCTTTCTTGTAATAATCATAAATCGCCCGTTCACCCACCTCAACTGGCCGCGCTCTGGCAAGCAGAATAGTGCGTAGGTCATCGCCCGAATCCTTTATGCGCTTAATGATGGAGGGCGGGGGCTTTTCTCCGATGGCTTCAAATACCGCATAGGTGTCGGCTAGGTTTTGCTCTTTCTGCGAGAGGAACTGTGGTAGCTTCTTGGCTTTGCCCATGGCCCCAATTCCACCTCCGAGGACTGCGGGGAAGGTAGCGTGCCTAATTGTTTCGGTGGCTGAAAGGGGCTTCCCGGTTTCCAATATCTCTCTGGTTTGTGCTGCCGCAGCCCCGACAGACCCAACCTCTCCTGCTCCCCTTAAAACATTCTTGATTCGCGAGAGGGATGGCTTGAGAATGCGCCCCTGTGGCAAAAGACCCCACACTCCCGCCTCTCCCATTTCTGGGACGGTGGCTGGCTTCCCTGTAAGGAGAGGCTTTGAGAACATCGCACCACCGATGCCGCCTAATACGCCGCCTACTAATGGACGCCCAACTTTAGCCCCCTGCGTTGCCCCATAGATCATCCCAGCAATCGGCCCCATTTCAGCAGCACTTTCTCGCATTTCCCGAAATGGCTTTTTAACAACATCCTCTTGCCACTCCGCTATTCTCTTCGGTTCAGCCCCCGCTCCCTCATACCGCAATGCTTTCCTAAACGCTGGCAAGTCTGGCTTCGCTTGCCCATAAACCACCTCACCTGTTTCTGACTTTGGTATGGGGGCTATGCCTCCTCTATACCTCAATTGGGAGCGCATTGTTCTTTTCTGCACTGAAGGATAGTCCTCCAAGGGAACCGTGGGTTCCTTGACATCTCCCGTCATTAATCCTTGCGCCTTTAATTGACCGGGGGTTTTATCCAGTAGTCTCTCAATCTCTTCGGCAGTTAACTTGCCGCCAGAGATTAGTGGTTGCTGAAAGGTGGGCGGTGGTTCCTTTAGGAGATCAGCCCAACTTGGCTTCTTATCATCCTTTTCTTTCGTGGGGAGTAAGTCGCTCCAAGTGGGTGGTGTATTTTGGGTTTCGGCCATTTACTTGGGTTGCTCTTCAAGGACATTGCCCGTCCTTATCCATGTCATTCCGTTCGCCTCAAATGGGACACCTTCAGGGTTTGCCAAAAGAATCTTTTTAATTTCCGCATTCTTGGTTGGGTTATCATCAAAAACCGTTGTCTCAATGTTCACGGTTATGGCTTTTGGAACCGGCCCTTCCCCGACCTTTGGCATAGCCTTGCCTGCTCCCGGCAGTGGGGGCAGGACTGGGGCCGGAATTGCCTTGTCTTTTTCAGGCAGTGGGGGCGCGACTGGGGCCATATCAGGCTCAAAATCTGGGTCGGTTAACGTTCCCAGAATATTGGCTCTTTGCCTCCTCGCCCTCTCCATATTCTCCTTTGTCATATCTGCCCCAGCCAGAGGCTCAATAGCGACATCTGTTACCGCAAATGTAAGTGGGTGCCGTTTGTAAACAAACTTGTAAGGTAGTTTTGATGTGGATGTGGATGCGGCAGCTAGAGCTGCCCGAACAGCCTCATCAGGGGCATCCAGCGGCAGTGCAAGGTTCGCCCTCACTACTAAAGCTCGCTCTCTGAAGACTTTGCCTTCTCCGAGCTTGTCATTAGCAGCCGCCCTGTGCGCCTCAACTCGCGCAACAAGTTTTGGCAACTGTGCCGTCACATCTTCAGGTCGCGACACTAGCCGCCCGTCAGGAGCCACAATGTTTATTCTTCCTAGAGCATCCCTCTCAAGTGGAAAATCTTCCGCCTCTTTGGGTGCGTATTCTTTTAGCTCATCCCTGTGCGCTTCAAAGCTTGAAACATCTAGGGCTAACTTTCTCCACATCGGCACTTGTGATCCCAACTCCTTTTTCCAGTTTGGAGAGCCTTCTTTGTATGCTTTAAATTGCTCTTCCCCCATCAAATTATTGGCTATCCTTTCAACTTCAGGAAGTGCCTTCTCTATTTCATGCTCGTGGACAGCGGCGAGTTTACCTTTTTGCGCACTCACCACATCAGCGGCTTGCTGCAACCTTTCTCCTTTTTTGGCAGCAGCAATTTTGGAGGCAAGAGATATTTCACCTTTCTCCTCTGAAAGAGCTTGCCTGATGCTTTCCATCATATCTGGGCTACCCTCAAATGGATGTGGGTAGCCGTCTTGCTCCGGCCATTCTTGATTGGCAATGGACAGTGCGCCAGGTTTCCCCATTGCTGGCCCACCAAGTAAGGGAGGGGGTTGGGGTTGAACCTTCTCTCTGATTTCTCTATCCAAGGATTGAATTATCGCTTCGGCTTCCTGTGCCTTTGCTGCGTTACCAGCAGCAAGAGCATCAGCGCGGTCTTGCAGGGCTTGTTCGCGTTGGATTCGCAGTTGAGCATCCTCCCTGCGCCACAACTTCATGCGCTCTTCAACTTGCCGTTTCCACTGCTTATCGCGTAATTCATCGGCATACTTCCGGTCTTCCGCACGCTCCTCGGCACGAATACGCCTCTCCCTCGCGCTCTCGTAAGCTGGCGCGAATCCCTTTGCTACTCCTCCCCAAAAATCAGCCATAAATCATTATCCTCCAAAGAGTTTGTTAATCTTACCAGCACCAGCAGCAGTACCAGCCCAACCGCCAGCTACAGTTCCTAAAAGCTGACCAAACCCACTGGGTTGCCCAGCTATCTGTGCTTGTTGACCCCACATCCCTGCCTGTGTGCCAAACTGTTGTTGCGCGAGATTCTGCTGTCCCTGCAACAGTCCCATCGCATTGGTGGGCTGATATTGCAGCGGCATAAAGTTGGCTTGCGCTGCCTGTTGCGCTCCCGGCAACATTCCAAATTGACTGGCAACCGGAGCTAATCCAGAGAAGCTCTGAAGGTTAGCCATCTGCTGCTGCTTCATCTGCTCCTGCGTACCAGCTTTCTGCATCGCGCTCGTAAAGGATTGCTGTGCAGCTTGGTTGCGCTGTGCCATTGCCTGTTGTTGCGCTGCCAAATCCTGCTGTGCAGCCACGTTACGCTGCTGTACACCCTGCATATCCAACCCGTATTGTGCCTGTCTGGTTCCTGCCTGTTGACCAAGAGCGGAAAGCAAGCCCTGATACTCGGCTTCCTCCGCTTGATTGCGTTGAGCTAATGCGCCCAGCTCATCCTGCCGCTCTCGCATACGCTGCATGGTGTTGGCTTCAAGCCGTTGACCGCCCATGCCAAATTGGCCTGTCCTCGCTTGGTTCATCTGCGAAACAATCTGGCCGAGGTTCGCGAACTCCTGCTGCTCGGCTCCGGTACGCTGGGCTATTGCGGAGAGTTGATCTGTGCGTTCTCGTAAAGCTGCCTCATTGTCAAATCCTGCCGCCTGAATATCCAACTGGAAGCCTCTCTCCATTGCAGTGTTCTGCTGCTCCAACTGTGAAAGAAGGTTCTGGTATTCCGCTTGCTCGGCTGATGTACGCTGACCCAGTGCGCCAAGTTGATCGGCTCTCTCCTGCAAGTCAGCTTCACGGTCTGCTCCGAGCCTTTGCATTCCCATGCCGAACTCGCCCGTTTCAGCACCAGTACGCTGTTGGATTCCCAACAACCTGTTCTGTAAATTCTGCTGTGCCACTCGCGCCTGATAGTCACCAGCCGTCTGACCTGATTGCAGGAATCCCATGAGGTCGCCCATTGCTGCACGTTGAGCGGCATCTTCGGCTTCCTGTACCTGTGCCGCTTCTTCAATCACAGCTCCACCACCAAAGATGTTTCCAAGTCCGGCAGCTCTGCCCCTTGCAAGTCTCCTCGCTCTCTCGCCCATGAGTTGCGCTGTCCTGCCTGACTGCGCTCTATCCAAGAATTGTCTCTCGGCAAACTGCCGTCCTGCTAGGGATTCAGGGTCAATGGGGATTTCGGGTATGTCCTCTGCTGCCAACCTCTCAAGTGTTGGTGCAGCTTCCGCCCTCTCCAGTGCCTCCATCTCGGCAGCTCTCTCAAATTCCGGCCCTGCCCCTACCTGACCAAATTCAGGTGCAGCTTCCGCCCTGCGTAGAGCGTCCATCTCTCCCGCTCGCTCCAACCCCGGAGCCTCTCCCCGCGACAACTCCTCTAGCGTAGGCTCTGCGCCTAGTCTTCCTAAATCTCCGAATGCTCCTGCCCGTTCGTATTCCGGCACATCGCCCAGTCCAACTTCAGGCAGAGTCGGGGCAAGCCCAACTGTTTCCAGCAACTCTGGGCCAGCCATCCTCTCAAGTTCAGGTAACTCTGGAAGCTCTCCGGGTTTGTATTCCTGCGCCAACTTGCCCAGCATCTCACGCGCATCATGCCCTGTGGGGTCAGAGCGAATCATTAACTCTCTCGCACGGTCAACGTACTGTGCGCCATACTCCTTCTCCATTTGCAGCATGAAATCTGCAACTTCAGTGGAGGTTTCCTTCTCAAATTCCCAACGCTTGAGTGCGCGATCCAAGTCACCTACGCCTGTGAAATCAACATCAACAGCTTCATCACGATCCACCGTGGTGCGGGTGGTCGTTCCATCGGGTTTCCTGACAACCTTTGAGTAAGTGTTGGCTTTTAGTGGAGGGCCAGTTGGAGACTCATATCCCGCTAGAGTCCTAACGCTCTGGGTCATGGATCGCGAGCCACTAAAAACCGAATCATATTTATGACCTGTTTGTTCTCTTATTGCTGGATCAAGTTCACTCCAGTGCGTGCCTGACGGGAATTCCTTATTACCTATCTTAACCCCTTGCGTTAAATTACCGGAGTCATCAAAATCAACTGTTCTCCCTGTTCCGTCACGGTATCTACGGTCTGCTCTGTCAACAACAATTGATGCTGGGCCTCTTACTTGTATCTCTTCATCTGAATAAACAGGCTCATATCCTGTCGGAATTTCTGTCTTGGTCTTCTCGTAGCGCGTGGTGGTTCCGTCATCCGCAACCTCGTGAAGCAACATCTCCTCGCCAAACTCCATGGCACGCTGGAGTCTTGCCATATGTTCTGCGGTTTCGGCAGTTGCCTCTGCAATCTCCTGCTGACTGGGCGGTGTCGGTGGGGTTGGTACGCTCGGTTTTCCCATGATCTATTCCTTAATTAAATGTCGCCGCGCACGCTCCATAGGTACGCACACAATCTTGCTGTCATGCTTGGGTCGTACCCAAGCGATTAAATTGCAATCCTTCCCGATCTTGTTCCACATTTCCGTATACATTTCCTTCATCACATCCGGTCGAGTCGCCACGGTAGCGTCCACATAACAAATCTTTCCGCCTGTATCGCAGTAGTCCTTTCGGCAATCCGCTTCACTGTCAACATAGCGTAACACTGCCGCGCCTACCAGCTCACCGTTACGAACTGAAACCAAGTATCTACCCTTGATAACAAACCACTTCACCCAATCCAACAATCTTTGCTGCGGCCAATCCTTGCAATGATCCAGACGCCGCCTGAACAGTTCCGCAATCCAAATTGACATGGCATCCACGTTGTTCATCGTTCAGGGTCTATTGGTTGTCCAAAGGCACTGGACTGGACTGAATGCAGCGCAAGCCTTCCGCCATCTGCCTTCACTCTAAACTGTAACTGATTAAATCTTCCCTTGCTCAACATATTAAAGCCTTTCCGAATCAGGTTCGTTGAACCGGGAAGCGATAGGCTCCCATCAAGCGTGCTGGCGGAGGAGGAAAGGTCTGTGTAATATTTAATGTCACCCGTAACTGCATCCGCATGGGTGTTGTCCAGATTGAACTGGGTTGAGTACCCGATCTTGTCTCCCCAAGTCTCGCCAAAGGTGTATGCGCGGGTCTTGATGAAAGATTCGTAGGTTGAACCGCCATCCTTGTAATCTGCAATGGTGGTGGAGTCTTCGGGGTTAATATCGTCCCAAGTATAAAGCTCACCGTTCTGCGTGGCGATATTCAGCTTCAGTTCCCCGTCAAATGCGCTTATTACAAAGTCTCTCGCGTCCCATCCCGTCCAGTAACCGCACCAAGCTCCTGCCAAGAGGTTAAAGGTCAATACATGGTCGGGATATATGGCATTATCTAATGGGACAGACAATATGTACCTGTTTCTCCAGTGGATTGCCGTGCAAGTGCTGACAGCAGCCTGATTGATGCGCCCTATGAGGTCGTTTATGTTGCGGCTGATGGGAAGGCTAACATCCGTCTCCGTGCCAGCTTGAATTGTCTGCAAAGAGCGAACTCCATCCCGTGAAAGGAAGTAAACATCCGCACCCACCTGTTGAACAGTGGCATCGGCCACGCAACCCATCCGGTTATTGATTAACTTGATGCTCCACTGCGATACAGGGAGGGTTGGGTCAGCGTTGACCTTGTAAATGCTTCTTTCCTTGAAAACATACAGGTCAAAGTTCTGTCCGGGCATCAGGGCAGTTATGGGGTCACGATCATTGCCCACCCGAAGGTTGTCACCCGCCAAATCCCAAGAATCTCCATCCAAGATTGCACTGCAATACAAGGTGTCAGCGGGGACGTTGTCAGACGCGCTGGTGGCGAATAATCTGTTCGTGTGGGTGACAATAAATTTAGGTTTGCTCGGAGTTTGAGTAACGTTAGCTGTTCCTGTCGCGTCTGTCCCGCCAGTGGGGGCGGCTGTGAAGGTCACAGCGGGTGGACTGTCCTTGGTGTAGCCAGTTCCCTCGTCTGTGATGGTCACGCTCACCACTGAACCATCATAACCGAGAACTGCCGTTCCTGTTGCCGTGTCACCCGATGAAGGGGCGGCAATTGTGACAGTTGGAACGGCAACATAACCCGCTCCACCTTCTGAAATAGCTATGCTGCTTATTTGCCCCGCGTTAACATCTCCCTCGGTTGGCGGAGCAGCACTTCCGTCCACATAGCGCAGAGCATTAGTCCCGTCAGTGTAATACATCCGGTCATTAAGCTGGGCAAACCTCACTGTGGCTCCAGCGGGATAGTCTGCTCCTGTCAGGAACGTGAACACACCGGGAGGAGTCAAGACTTTCAGGTTATCCTCGCCATCAGCCAAGATAAAATACTCAATGCTGCCCGTGTCAAAATAGGCAATGGAAGTTAATGGAGCAGTAAGCCCTCCCCATGTGCCTGTCTCCGCTTCCCAGTTTACATTTACGTCTTCCCAAATTCTGTACCCTTGAGAAAGGCTTGTTCCCCGCCGAGTCACCGCATTGCCGAACTCATCAAGGTCAATGTTCTTGCCTTCAGCATAGGCATTCTCTGGAATCAGGTTTGCGCGGGAAGCACTGGTTTGACCACCCACAAAGCTGTTGTTCCCGTCCAGAATAATCGGGTCATCCAATACTTCATTTGATAAAACAGGCATTAGGCTACAAAATCATCTCTTGACCAGTGATCCACCACAGTCGGGACAATGAAACTTGTCTTGTCCTGTTGTACGTTGTCCAGATCACGGCATATTTGAAGCAGATTAGCTGCTTCCGCAAATTTAGTCTGGGCTTTTTGATATTGCATGGAGCGTTCCAGCATATCGCCCGTGGCATAAGCCAAAAGTGCGTTCGCCGCACCGTTGATGACCGGACTATCCGAGTCACCCATCTCCACGAACTTCAATTTGCCAAGGGCATAGAGTGTTCCGGCATTTTTCGGAGTGGCAATGGGCTTGATGCGGCAATTCCCACTTGCGTCAGGCGGTAATGGCACGAAATTCTGTGGAGTGTCCCTGCGGTCACTGGTGTTGTTCCACATATTCGGGTCTAACTGGAAGAATTGAACCCAACTCCCCCCAACACACTCCAAACCATCTGACTTCCCCGTTTCAGTGAATCGCACAGCAACGATAAAGTCCAGTTTAGGAGCAGACGAGGCTGTCGTGGAGGAAGTTGGGTAATAAAAGATGGATGGGTCATCGGATAAAGTAATGGTTTCGTCCTCTGCCGCAACAGCAGTTGAAACCACACCCATAGAGTTAGTCCAGAGAGAGGCTTGAAACATCATCCGGTAACGATTGTTAATGAACTGCTTGCAGGTCGTGACTGACGCACTGTCAGTGTCACTCATCTTCGTCGTAATTTGATCTGCAAGTTCAGTTAATGTCATCAGTTACCCCTCTCAATCTCTGCTTCCAATTCGGCTATGGTATCCAAAGCCTCGGAAACCCATTCAGGAGCCGCCAGTGTCGCCGCCCGAAACTGCGGGTGATCTATCAGTCTCGCCCCGCTGTCCAGACGAGGACTCAAGCACCCCGTCAATAGCAGCACGATTACGATTGCGCTTGTCGCCCAACCTTTCCAGTGCCGCCTTGTCATCCAACTTGTCTCCAATTCTTTCCACGGCTTCCACCAGCTTGGGTAGAGCCGCTAAACCCTTCAATGCCTCCAAGATCATTTCTTGGCTGCATACTCCTTCATCGCATCTACAATCCCCTGCCCCCCAATGTAAGCCGGGACAATTATTATGACTGCCCCGATTACTTGCTCTGACAACTCCGGTGACAGGTTCAACCATTCAGTGGCCATGACAGTTAACAAACCGCCAATAGCCATCCACAATTTACGTGACTTCAATTTTTCCTTCATTCTTTAGTAAGTTTAATGATTTTAAGGCAACTCCAGATACAGGTGAGTATCAGGAGCAGTATCTTCAGGATAAGCTCAATGTCAGTCAGGGACACGGCAGCGAGAACGCCGCCGTTAACCCCGAACATTTTTAGCCATTCGCTTATATCAGTCATGCATCCACCCATTTCATCCTGTTTAATAAAAGTTTCCTTACTTTAACTTCACTGGATCGTCCGGCGGGAAATCGGCTACCTTCGCTTCCTGCCAGCTAAATGGTTTCGGAGAAGGGCGCAGCTTTGCAGCTTCAATCTGCTGATCAAGCGAGTCCCTGAACCCGTCTGACTCTGCAACTGCATCCGCAATTTCAATCGCCCATTCCTGTGTAAGGTCTGCGAACGGAATGAACCCAGAAGGATCAGGCGCGGCTAGCGTGTGCATAGTGTCAATGTATGCACTGTTCCCGTTCCCGTCCGAGGCAGTCATGCCGCAAACCAGTTTCACAACCACGTTATCTAGGTTGTCCTCGTCTTTGACCAACGGTTCAAGCCGTGACCAGTTATATGTGTTTGCCATAATCTTTTTTAGTTTAAATCTATGGTGATACTGACAGTTCAGCGGTTACGTCAGTGTCAGCCGTACCCCAACTTGTTAACTTCAGGATTCCGTAATAACTGTCTTGAACCCCGATGGTGGAGATGCTCTGACCTATCTCCTTCCAGTCTGCGCTGCTGTTCGGCGTGGTTGGCGCAAAACCTAGCGAGTCTCCATTGTTGTAAATCCTCAACTCAACTTCCTTTCCAGCAGAGCGATTGCTGGTTGCCAGTGTGGTACAGGTTCCCGTGACAGTTAATGTCTGGAGCTTTGTGCTGCTGAAATCTATCGTCACTGTTGCCGTCTCTGACAAGGCAGTGACTCCGCTTGAGCCGCCACTGGAATCTGCCCAAGATGGCGCAGCACCAGAGCCGCCGGAAGTTAACACCTGACCGCTGGTTCCGTAGTTTGCTCCTGCTATCCCGAACGCTCCAGCCGCCGAAATCCGAATCTTCTCGGCGTATGTTCCTGCCTCCGAAGTGTAAAAAGCCAGTTCAGCATCTTCTGTCGCGGCTGAAACGTCTGTGAAGATTCCCCGAATGCCAGCATAGTTATGTGTAGCTGGAGCTTGAGAGAAAACTAGACCAGCAGAATCATTGTCTGACCCATTATTATTTGTGAGGAAGAGGTGGTCTACATGACCCGCCCCGCCCTTTAGGATTTCAAGGGGGCCGTTCGGTACTGCGGTTCCGATGCCGACGTTCTGCGAACCATCAATGACCATCGCCTCTGTAAATGACCCTCCGGTGTGGAATGCTAATTCGCCGCTTGATTGAATGGACTGCCCGTCAGAAGTGTGGTAGCCGACATAAAGCTCGTTTGAACCGGAGGCCATTAAGTGCCAGTTGTTACCAGAGGCTACATACTGATCCAGAAGCTGGGTGGGCGTGCGTCCAATGCCGACTTTGCCAGCCGAGTCAATCCGCATTTTCTCTGCTGCTGCACTCCCAGCCTCCGCAGTATGAAAAACTAAAGCCCCGCCGGGGAGTGTTGCGTGGGTTGTGGTGCAAACCGCTCCCACCGCCCCAACGCTGTCATAGCCTCCGTCACCACCCTTGACGTTCCATTGAATGTATCCTCCCGTTCCTGTTGCCGATGAGCGGGTGTCGTACCCTATGACATAGGGGTTGCCGCTCCGATAACACTCAACTTGAGAGTAGGATGCTGTGCGTGCTGTGCTTCCGAAAACTCCTGCCGTGGTTGCACTGACAATCCCCTCGCACTCTAGGATATTCGTGGTGGGCGTGCGTCCGATGCCGACGTTGCCAGATGAGTCAATCCGCATCCGTTCTGCTGAACCAGCATAGATATAAAGATCATTGCCCTCTGCTCCCACCCTTACCGCACTTGCTGTTGTGGAATCATCCGCTATTACTATATCAGCTTTAGCGTCCGTAGATTCAAATGTGGCGACCTGATTACTGCTGGTTATAACGTGTAACGGTGTACTTGCCACTCCACCGATGCCGACGTTGCCATCAGCCCCTAATTTAAGTTGGGTGGCGTTGCCCGTGGTGGTGATGCTTCCGCCACCAGAGCCATTAAAGTTAATGTTAGTCCAACCCGAACTGTCTAGGCCAATTGTGGCACGTTCAGTGTTGCTTGAATTGCGTATCTTAATTACGTCTTCACTGGTGTTTGCTCCCGCCTTGATTGAAAGTCGCTCTGCTGGTGAATCTTGTCCGATGCCCAACCTGAAATTCGTCGCATCCCAGAAAAGTTTATCGTTGTCCTGCGCCAAGTTCCCTGACGAATCAACGAACAGGATTGACCCGCTTGTGCCGCTGCCAATAGAGCCTCCAATGGACACTGTGGCACTTACTGTCTGCCATGAACAGGTTCCGTCACCGTCTGCTCGGAGGTACTTGGTAATCGCCTCCGGCCCCGTGGACTTTAGCTCTGTGCCTTCAAGATCAATGTAAGTCCCGTCAACCGCAGTTCCCTGCCAGACACCAGTGCCAACCGTTCCCACCGTGGTAAGGTTCGCGCAAGTCGTAATCGCAGCTTGGGTAGCACCTGTCACTGTGGCCGCTGTGCCGCTCACGTTACCAGTGACATCTCCAGTGACATCAGCCACCACGGGATTGTCCAGATTCAGGGTTACAGTTCCCGATGCCCCACCACCGTTTAAATTCGTTCCGGCTGTGACTCCAGTGATGTCGCCCGTAGTAGGTGCTGCCCATGAAGGCACACCAGACGCAAGAGTCAGCACCTCTGTATCAGAGCCTTTTGCAAGTTTTGCTAATGTGGTTGTAGTGTCGGCATAAAGAATGTCGCCCGCTGTAAACCCTGTTAAGGTTGTTCCGCCCTTCGCAACAGGTATTACATTATTATAGGTTGTTGCGTTCCCGCTTGAAGTTACGTCGCCCGTTAAATTCGCATTGGTGGTGACTGTAGCCGCATTGCCCGTGCAACTACCTGATGATCCGCTCACATCTCCAGTGACATCCCCTGTTACATCTCCTGTTACGTTGCCAGTTACATTCCCAGTGACATTGCCAGTGACATCTCCAGTCAACGCTCCCGCAAAAGCCGTGGAAGTAACACTGGACAACCCCGTGATTGTCGTATCCAGATTAAGTGTAACGTCACCGCTGGCTCCTCCCCCATTTAAATTCGTTCCAGCGACTACGCTCGTAATATCGCCTGTCTCCGGTGTGTACCATTCCAAGGTTCCCGAACCATCAGAAGTTCTCAACGCCTGACCACTGCCACCAACAGCAGCAGGAACCGTGAGCGTGTAAGTCGTAACAGTTGC